CCATGTGCTCATGCAGCGAGCTGAGGAATATGCCGATCCGGTACCAGCTGGCGGTGTGGTGCTGACGTGCGGTATCGACATGCAGCAGGACCGGCTGGAAGTGGAGACTGTGGCCTGGGGTCGCGGGGAAGAGTCGTGGTCCGTGGATTACACCGTGCTCTGGGGCGATCCGCTCCGGGATGAGGTCTGGCAGGACCTGGACGATTACCTGGCCACCACCTGGAAGCATGAGTCCGGGGCTCACCTTGGCATCATCGCCGCGTGTCTGGATACCGGTGGCAGCACTGGTTACACCCAGCGAGCCTATGAATACGCCCGCCGCAAGACTGGCCGCCGGCTGTTTGCCATTAAAGGTGTGGGCGGCTGGGACCGGCCTGTGGTCACCGCGCCTTCCAGGAAGAGAACCGGCCGTGGCCAGCGAAAAGTGGATTTGTTCTCTGTTGGTACCGATGAAGCCAAGCTGACCGTGATGCGCCGGCTGGCGGTTGCCGAGCCCGGGTCTATGCCTATGCCGCCCTGAAAATCGCCAGCCCTAATATCCGCCGACACATGGAGCGACTGAAGTCCATGAACGAGCAAGACGATCAGGAAGTGCCGGAGAAACCGGCGAAGAAGAAGGCAAAGCAGGAAGCGCCAGAGGAACCACTGCCAGCGGAGGGTAACAAGCCCAAACGCAAGACTAGACGCAGAACTTCGAGATCCCGGAAAAGCTGGGTTAACCACTGGTGATGCATGTCATTGATTCCTGAACAGCTTGCAGCGGGCCTGTCCGTTTCCTTCCTGGTGTCGCTGCCAGACTACGCCGCGCCAGAGTGGCAGGCAAAGCTGATCCTGCGTGGTCCTCAGAGCATTGATCTGGACTCGGTTGCCGAGGACTCCAGCCACCGCTTCACAAAGACCCCGAGCGCGACATCTGCATGGCAGGCCGGTGATTACTGGTACAGCCTCCGGGTGACCGATGGAACCGACATCCACGAGGTGGAGTCTGGCCGGATCACCATTACCCCGGATCTGGAAGCCCAGTCTGGCGGATATGATGGCAGCACCCACCCAGAGAAAGTCCTGGCAGCCATCGAGGCGGTCATCGAGGGCCGTGCCTCCAAGGATCAGGACAGCTACCGCATCAATAACCGGGAGCTCCGAAGAACCCCGATCAGCCAGCTCCTCAAGTTGCGCGACCAGTACCGCCGGGAAGTCTCCCGGCTCAATGCCGCCCGGCGCGGCAAGAACGTATTGGGACGCCAGATATTAGCGAGGTTCGGCCACGGTGTTTGATAAGTGGAAGCGAAATAAAGATCAGGCCCAGCCTGCAACCACAGAGCAATCCGCGCCATCCGGCAAAATGCGCACCATTCGCCGGGCGCTGGCCCGCTCGCTTCTTGGTCAGGCCCGGGCCGATCGCTTGTCTGCAGATCTGCCAACGACTCCGGTCCCGGCGGATCAGTTCATCGACAAGAACCAGCGTGCTCTGGTGGCCCGCTCCCGGCACCTGATCCTGACCAACGACTACGCCCGCGGATTCGTGCGCGAATGCCGCCAGAACAT